TGCCCCTGTGTCCTCGTCATAGATGTTTTGTTTGGTAACTGTCTCTATTGGCCTGTTAAAGCTCCATGCGTCTGTTAAATATGGAGTTATGGTTAAACTGGGCGAGGTGCAAACAATTCCTTGACTGTAGCGATTCTGGGGCAAGCTGGAAGGAGTTATCATTGTGGCATTATTATTAACTACCCCTTGAGCATTGCTACTGGGCGAGGCAACTGTTGTATTTGCTAAAACTTTTGCAGGGCTAAGAAATAAAATTATTGCCCAAAGACAGAGGTTGTTTCTGTGGTTGTAGTTGTTGTTATTGTTCGATTTATATGGGTTATTGTGTCGATTCCGCTTCCTTGTAATGATTCTATTAGTGAAAAGCTTTCTCCAGCGTTTTTGATTTTCCATCTTGGGACTGCCTCTAAGTTTGGAGAAGTCCAACTAAAATTAACCCCTTGAAGTGTTTGGGTTGTTTCAGTAACAACGTCAGCATTGATATATCCGTTGAGATCAGCCGACTCAATGTTATGACCACTTGCGGAATAAGAATAGCCATTATTCCACTGATAGCTTGAAATTTGCTCATTAATTACAGATTGCGAAGTAGAACTCTGAGTACTAGAACCGCTACGGAACTGGGGAACCACAGGTGTAGCAAGGGTTCTTAGAGGTAGTAGTAATATTAATAATAACCAAAATCTAGTCAATTTCAATCTGAACAGTAGTTGAGGCAATGCAGCTAGTACCAGAACCGCCAGCAGTACAAGTATGAATACCAGAGGATAAAGAAGTAAGAGCTAAGTTTCCAGCAGTACCACCAGAGATAACAGTTGTTTGTCCACCTAATACTGGAAGAGTTGCTATCCCGCTTGATGGAGTGATTGCTGATTGTGTTACGTCCCCAGCCTGATAGCTTTCGCTGAGAGAAAAGGCAGATCCAGCAGTTGTAACCGATTTATTTGTATTAACTAAAGCTGGTACTCCATTACTTAAGCTACCAAGATTCAATCCACCTATCCCATTTGTCACCACACTGTCCCCTGTTCCTGTAGAAGTAGTAACATTATTTCCACTTATAGAGTATGAACTAGGTGCGGCATTTGTAATTACATAAGGAGAGTCAATAGAAATTTGTGCAGAGGTCACATATTTAGCAGTAATATCTGCAAAGGCACTAGACGGAGAAAGAAAGATGATAAATGGAATTAGTTTTTTCATTTGATTCCTACTTTAGTATTCTTATTATCCACTATAACTGGTTTTTTGCCGTTGCCATTTTTACCTTTTATAGAGATCCCATAAGCCGAAGCAATATTTCCTACAAGGCCAGCAGCAAAGGTGTCTAGCCTTATCTTTTCCATGTACCCCAAAGTCATCACTGATAAAGCCCAAACCAAAATTAAAAGTCTGATCCCATGACCAAAATAATCCCGACCCTCTTTTTCTTCCTCTTCCATAAAATTAAGGTTTCTTGTTTAATACTAGCAATTTAGCTAAATTAGAAAAAACGAACAAATTATGTCCAAATTTCTAATCAATCTATTTATCAGGTTCGGCAAGTCAGAATCTGTGCGTAAAGGTTTAATTTTGATGCTTAAATCGGCGGCTGAGAAATCCGATAATGACGTTGATGACGCAATAGTTAAGATGATTGAGGAAAAATTATTTCCAGTTAAATGATGGATATTATCAAGGCTCTTACATCTACTTACAGCCTTGAAGGTGAGTTCGAGGTGCAAAAGTCTATACAATTTATTGAAAAGCTAGAGGATATTGAACTACTCAAGCCTTATGCAGTAAAACTATTACAGACAAACGCAAAGCAAGCACACTTTATAAGCACTTCTCTTGAAGTTATATCTCAGCAAGCCGCTTATATATTTAAGCTAGAAAAAGAACTAAAAAAGAAAAAAGCGACTTTTTGGAGCCGCTTTAAATTTGTTATATTTGGAAAGAAGTAGAGGACTTACTGACTATATCGCTTAATAAAATGCACATGACCTCATTACCTAAGGCTGGCTCACACTTTATTCCTCGAAGGGAACTCAATACTTTTTGCAAAAAAGTACGAAAAGAACACTAGAGCCATAATTCTTTTTTCTTGCAAAAGAGCAGCTTTATTCTCTGGGTATTTTCAGAGTTGTCATGCCTCAACTCAGGGGACTAAATCCTTTTCTGTAATATCAATCCAGTTTGCAGATTCAATCATTTCTCCAGTTTCTTGATTTTTCCTTAAAGTTTCACAAAACTCATAGGTTCTTTCAGATTCTGGGTGATAAAAAATCTGACCTACATAGGGATTGTTTGGAAAAGTTACTAAATACATAATTAAAAAGGAAGTTCATCTTCAAAAGCAGAAACCTTTGGTGGTTCATTTGTAGAGCCAGTTAACTCAGCTTGATTAGCTGGGACATCTACAGTAGCCTCAGATGCCTCTAATTTTACTTTTTTAGGGTTTATAGTGCCATAAGCACCATATTCATCTGAGTCGAAAGTACCGACCTTTCCGTTGCCATAGATATAAATACCTTCAACTTCTTCTCTTTCACCTGTTCGCATATCATACACTTTTCCAGTTTTATGATATTTCTTTTGTTCTACCATGTTCATTACATGAGTAACAAATTCTGTAGCAGATTCTAAGGGAACAAATAAACGTAATTTTTTAGGATATTTTTCTTTACCTTCATATTTATTGTCCTGTACTGAAAAATTTACAGGAATAGGTAAAGCTGGTTCAAAAGGTTCGTAAGCCATAATAATTAAAAGGGTTCAATGGGTGTAATGCCGTTTGCTTCTTCCCAAGCAAGGACTTTGTGAAGGTCATATCTGACTCTAGGATCACCATAAGAGACAGCGAAGATAGGAAGTTCATAGTACTCAGGCCCTATGCCTTTGTACCGCCATCTTCTTATGGAGTCTGGGTGCATACCATATCTCTTGGCGAGTTGATCGGTAGAGAAATACTGGCTGCCAGCTACTGTCATGTTGTAATCACCTCTTTTCTAGTTTTGATAAGGTCGCAAAGGTCGTTGTAATCGTTTTGCGGTATTTGTCTGTTAGCATAACGCACCTCTAAAGACTCAGCACATTTATCTAGTCTTGCTCTGGTGTCAGCCTTTAAAATTGCATCTTTGGCAACTACTGTAAGATTCTGAGTAGAAACTGGAGTCCTATCTTTTTTAGGATTTTTCCAAGCTTTAGTGCGGTCATACAGAGATAAGCCAAACTGAGAACCAAACTGCATGAAAGCTCTTTTCCTTGCATCTGATTCAGCCTCTTTTACTGCTGATTCATGCTTGTCTCCAAGATTGACGCTTTTGCCTTTACCATGTCCAGCACCAACTCCTTCTCTAATTACATCACCAATAGTCACTCTGACTTTTGCAATGTAAGTCACACAGAACTCATCACTCTGCACACAGTCAAGCTGTACTGTTTCTGACTGCCAACCATCAAATCCAAAGATGCGGTTAGCTTCATTGATTACATACCAGCTTTCTAAGTAAGCAAGTTGCATACTACCCTGCTGTCTAAAGGCAACAACTTTAGGATCAATCGGTTGATTAAGTTGCTCTGTTTGTTCTTTGGTAAATGTCATAACCATTTTGGGGGTGTAAGTGTTTTGATGCCCTCTGGTTCAT